CACAAAGAAACGACCAATTTATAAGTACCGGCGTCAGAAAAAGTTAAATTTTCTGAACCTGTGGGTACAATGCCATTATCGTTGCCATCAATAAAAAGCTTGGCTCCAGATGGCACAGTTATTGTGACAGGAGTGCCCACAGTTGCAGTCGCCGGAATTGTAGCGGGCGCATTTTCTCTAGCTTTAACTTGACCTGCAACAGCGTCATAATAATAGTTATTTCCGTTGACGTGATTGTTCTCAGGCTCAATGCTAGAAATGTCCTTAGCTACATATCCCAAGCCGATATGCTGGCCTTGAGAAGCAAAATCGGCATCTGGGCAAACGCCGGTCCATTTGATTTGCCCGTTTGAAGGATCAACAACAGCGTACTTCATCTTTTGCGCTCCACAGCTTGAATATAACAGGTATTGCAATTTCCTGTCGATACTTCGTAAAGATAATAAGTATGACTTCCGGGGCCAGGATTGTCAATAATAGCACCGACGCAAGAATTATTTCGATAGGCCCAAAGGCCAGCTTCAAAAATACTTTCAGCAACATTGCAAGCAAATATTAAAGTACCGTCTCTATAGATATATAACGTAGAAGCTTCTTGGCTTGAAGTAGCTCCGCTAATGTTGTATGTAGCTAAAACATCAACATCGCCGCCATAAAACGTCTCTGTAACTCCGCAAAGTAATCCTAAAGCGCCGCCAGTGTTAGCCGGGCCTGCATTAAATCCAGTGCCACCTTGCGTAACACCGTTAGCGTCTATATTGCCGGTGGCAATAGAATTTAAAGTGGCAACAGTACCCACATTGGTTGTTGCGCCTGTGCCCTGACCAACAATAGCTCGCGCCACTTCGTTGCTTCCGACCGTAAAGCCGGTAACGCTTGAATATGGACCGGGAACGCCAACAATTGAGACGCAGCGCGCTTCAACATCATAAAGACCGCCCGAAACCAAATGCCCCGTAACAACGCTTGATTGATCCGGTAATGCTTTAGCCGCAAGCGTCCAATCACCCCAGCCGTGAGGTCTAATATAAACTTCAACGTAAGCAACTTGTTGACTAACAGCAGTCCATTGAATAAACAATTGATCTTTTACAGCGACAGCGCTTCCGTAAGCAACGCTGCTAACTGTCATGCCGCTTAGCGATATAGCGTTTCTTTCATCATACGGCGTTCCAGTTCCAGGCGTCGCATAACTATTAATTGTGCCGCCAGTATAAACGCTAGCATTTTCTTCATTTAAAATTAGATCAACTCCGCCCTGCGGATTAATAGAAATTCCGTTGATGCGGAACAACTTATTAGTCCAACCGAACGGAGAAAAGGTAAGTGTAACGCAATTAAAATTGACAGCCTTGAGGGCTTTTCGTGTAAATGTAGCTTTAAATTGGCCAGTTAGACGACTGCGATTAAGATAAATGCGCGCCAGCTTTTGAGCTAAGCTTGGACTTGTAACGCTCGTAAAATCAAGCGTTTGCTTTTTAGGAACATTATTATCCTGTGAAAGATAGGTTGCGTCCTCAATATCAGGATAAGGCATAGGCTGATAAAGAGAAGTTGCGGAAGGATCGACAAAGTTGCCACCAACTTGATTAAATTGTTGGCTAATACTTGCTTTTGGGTCCCAACTGACTGCGCCAACAATATCGTTTTCATCAAACGCAACAGCAATAGAAGCCGTGTCATCTGTAGCCGGAAAATAACTCCACAAGCCGCCGTTATCTAGCAAGACGCCTTGGGCGCCAGCGGCTAGGTCGTTTTCGTTTTGATTATGAGTGTTGCCAGTGCTGCCGAGGTAATCTGTATAATATTGTTCAACTTCACAAGTATTTGCTGCGGCAATCCAACTGTTAAAATCTAGATCGTTAGGATCAACGCCGCGACCAAAAACAAGATATTTAAAACCAGTTGTCGGATTGGTTATCGTCCAGCCGAGCAAATAAGTAAGCATTTGCAAGGCATTGTTGCGACCAATGGGTTGTCCGTTGCTATCAGTCGCCGCATAATCCCAAGTTGTATTATCGTTAGACCTGTGAGACCCTGAACCGCCCACAGTAGTATCTCGCCTAGGATCGTAAACCGGGCAACCTTCGCCAACTTGACAAGTTCGCGTTGGAATACCATTGGGCAATTTCTTTTGATCGTAAACCCATTTAAGCAAATAATGCGCCATACCTGTTGAAGCGGACGCAGCAACATAAGCTGAGCCTGAACCAACAGTAGCACCAAGCGTATTAGTTAGCGTAACTCCTTTAAGCGATGTATATCTAGATAGCGATCCGGCATAAGTGCCGGTTGCCGCGTTACCTGAAAATGGAACCAAATTGCCTTCAACGTAAAGATTGCCAAACGAATTTATTTTATGAGTTGCGGCACAAATAACTTGGTCGTAACTGTTATTATTTCCATAAACTTCCCAAAATCTAACGTCGTTGCCTAACGCTGTATTGCCAAAAACAAATTTACGAAAAGCATTAGGATCAACAGTTTGCTGGCCGGCAAAAGGATTTGTTGTCGCAGTTTGAGGCTTCTTTTGACTAAGAGCGCTAATAAGAATACCTGCGCCAAGCACAATAGCGCCAACGACCAAAGCGCCAACTATGCCGCCGGCTGCAATTGCTGTTCCGACAAATTGCAGAACAGTAAGAACTAGGCCAAGTCCTTCAATCAAGTGATGCTGAAGCCAATTATGCAATGTGCCATCCCCCGTCTAGGCTCATTGTATCGACTTCCAGCAACAAATTTTCATCTTCGTTTACGAAAAACGAATGTATTCCGTAGCAGACGCCAACAACACAGTCGAAACCGTAAAGATTGCTATTACGATATACAATATCGCCAGGACGGGCAAAGGCAATATGAATTTCTTCGAAACGCGTCGAAAACACTTCTTTAAGGTTATCCGCATCGAATACCTCTTTCAGTGCTCTAATTGCGCCTTCAGGAGTTCGATAAGTTCCGCGAATTTTCGAAATAAAATCATTGCCCGTTATAACCTTTATGCAAGAGCCTGCCCACAGTGCACAATCGTGCGAGCCTAGTTTAAAAGGCTTCTCTCTGTGGGCATGAATGTGCTCATTGAGCCTTTGCCGCCAATTTTCAACGCGAACTAGCTTTTCCATTTAAAAGAAACCGCCGCCATAACCGCGAGAGACACCCGGATTAGTTCCGATAACACTACTAGAGAAAGTGTTAGAGCTACCAATGCCAGGAACTTTGTTAGCTAAATCAGCAACCCAATTTTGTGAAGTATCGGAATTATCAACAATTGGTTGCTCAATATAACGAGTATTTAGAGCTTCGCCGGAATAAGCAGCCATGCTTTCAATTTGAACTTGCAAAGTTCCTGTACCATTATCAGGATCAATGCTAATTGGCATCTTATCCATTCGGCCGCTTTTAACGCGAACAGGCTTACCAACTAAAGCACCAGTGTTATCAAAAGTAGCAACCCAAACATAAGCAAAACGCCGTTGCCAAAGATCAGCGTTATTTATAATCTGGTGCAAATAATCATTAGTTAGCTGAACGCCAGGAAGCGTTAAAGTAAGCGTTTGGCTTCCATCTAGTGTATCGCTAATTGCGTCAATTTGCCCGATATTTCCAATGCCTTTAAAAGTAAACCCAACAATTTGCGGATCATATCCAGAGCCGCCAGGAAAACTTATATCGCTAAGGCTGGAGTTTACATAAACAGGATCGTTATTAATATCTAAACGAATAAACCAGATTTCATAAACAGGCGAAGTTGAAAATGCAGCCGCCGTTGAGCTATCCATTGAGCGTGCCATTATTCGACACACTCCAAGCAATCTAGTTCAAATTGATAAAGAATTGGCGGTCTTAATGTCCAGTTTGCAGCATCATCTTCATTAGAAGCTAACAGAACAGTTGGATTGTTAATAACAAGGGCAAGGTTGTCAGCCGGGCTAGCTCTTAGCGCAGGCTCAAAACTTATACTAAGTTGACCAGAACCATTAGCAGTTGCGTCCGCTGTAACTAGCTTTAGTTCATCGTTAATAGTGAAGTAGTCACCTTGTTTAAATATTGCAGCGCTTGCAGTCCATCCGTCAGTAACGAGAGATTTGCCTGTTTGATTGCTTCCGTTGACAAGTCCAGCAGCGCCAACATACCCTGTTGAGGGCTTAGAATATTCAGGTATAGGCAAACGAAAGGCATTTGATTGGCCTTCTAACTGAGCTAGAAACGAACGGAGTAATGCAGCGTTAGTTGTATCGGTAAGCGAATAAGTACCTTTAAAAGACCAAAGAGCATAGGTTGTATTGATTACCTGCCTTTTGCCAGTAAAAGGAGAACGCAATCCAAAACTCTTACGAACTAGCTTAAGATCGTAAGTAGTAAAACCTGGAAAACCAGCTGCATTAGGATAAGTTATAATTGTTGTCATCAGCTAGTTCTTTGAGCAAAGTTGCGGTTTAGCTTTTGACGATTTTGAACTTTGGATGTAGCAACAACAGCAGCAGTTGCAGCATTTTTAGTTATTATTGGCGCATATTCTGTGTCCATAATATGCCTAAAGCGGGCTTCAATATCGTTAGGATCAGCGCCACCGAAGTTAGCGCCCCTGAAATCAAAATAAGGAGCGTGTGTGACATTAGACGTGCCCACGGGAGGTGTGCCGACAATTCCCCCAGAAGCGAAATGCGGCGGCTTGAAACCTCTGTTCATCATTTCGAGCATCTGACGGTTAGCCGGATCGCGAACGGCTTCGGCGACAACGACAAACTCGCCATTGCTAAGCCGCGCCGGGATTTTGTCATCCTTGGGGCCGCCTGGACCGCTGATATAGCCTCCGTCCGCCGCGCTGATGATCTTGCTGATTTGAACTGCATCGGCCGCAGCCATAGCCGCAGCAGCCACCGCGCCCCAAGGCCAACCGCCGTTTTTGCCAAAAGTCGTTATAATATTATTTGCATCATCAACAACAGCTTGCGCAACAGCAGCGGCTTTGCCAATAGCTTTAAGTTTAGCATTACCGCTTTGGCTAAGTGTAGCAAGCTCAGTCATCATGCTATCAAATCTAGCAAGGCGTTCTTGATTAAACTGTTCGTCAACTTGCGCTTGCGCTCTTTTTCTAACAGTTTCATCAAGATTAAATTGTTTAGCTATAGCATTAATTTGATCTGTAGCTGCCTTATATCTAGCAACTCTATCTTGTTGAAATTTTTGATCTTGCAAAGCCTGCAAAGCCATCTGGCGCGCTTGATCTTGGAAACTTAAAGCATTAGCAGTCTGCAATTGAGCGTTTAGACCAGCGTTTGCGCCAGCAAGCCCAATAGCATTTTGAGCGTCTGGATTTTTCTTAATATCAATGCCTTGAGCTTTAAGCTTAGCAATTTCTTGCAATTGAGCAATAGCAACAGCGCGCGTCACATTGTCTTGATTAGCCAAGCCAATTTCTGCTAGCAACAAATTATTTTGCCGTTGCATTTGTTCATTATTAGCAAGAATAGCTTTTTCTTGTTCTATGTAATAATTTTGCTGTAGAACAGCTTGCTGAGCAGCAAGAGTATCTTTCGCAGCCTTAACTTCTGCCGCACTGTGGGCATTAACTAAAGCTGTTTGAGCAGGTAACAAAGCAATTTGTTCTTTTACATATTCATTAGCTTCAGCGGTTGTCATAAAACCTTGCTGAACATATCCATTAGCTATATCTTGAATAGTATTTTGATCTCGCATTTTGGCAATGCGTTGATCTTGTTGATTAAGCGACTTAGCAATTTCGAGATCAAGACTATTTTGAATAAACAACTCTTGTTCGCTGAGCGGAACTTTCTTGCCGATAGCGTCAGCGAGCGCCTTGATCCGCGCTTCGTATTGCTGGCCGGCTGCGTCGCCTTGCAGGTACGCTTGCGCAGCCGCTAGCGTGCTATCGGCTTCGCTTCCGACTTTATCCGCTTGCGTTTGGTAGCGTTCGGCGTCTGTCTTTGGAGTCTTTTTAAAAGCAGCTGCGTCGTAACGCTTGCGTATTTGTTCATCAATTTCAGCAAGATGTGCTTGAGCCGAAAGCAATTGAGGATTATTAGGATCGCCTTGCAAAGCAAGCTTAAGCTGATTATTAAACTGTGTAACTTTTTCAGTAGCAAGCTCAGCACTATTTTTAATACTATTTAGAGTAGAAATTGCACCTTGCGCAGCATTGACCGAGTTTTGACGTTGTTGCGCAGCAGCTTCACCAGCAGGACTAGCGTTAAAAAGCGATGTTTGAAGTTGAGCTAGCGTTGCTTTATCTTGGTTCATAATGGCGAGCCAATTATCTAGATCGCCATTCATATTACCATTGCGCCGAGCATACATAACTTGCTCAGCGTCAGTCTTTAGTTTAGCAGCAGCATCTTGAACGCGATCAGCAAGACTTTCCTTGCCAAAATCTCGCAACGCTTGCAATGCGCCAGAAATAGCGACATTAATATTTAACCAAGCTTGCGCCAAAATACCTAGAGAAGCTGGCGCTTTGGTAGAAAGATCGTTATAAAGATCTCTTTGTAATTCTTGTTCAGCTTGAGCTTTATTGCCTTCTTCCTCAAGCTTTTGAATATGATCTATCTGAGCAGCAGTAAGACTATGATAACTGTCTTCATACTTAAGTGCAAATTGAGTAACGCCCGCGTCCATCTGCGAAAAATATTGAATAACCTTTTGCGAACTTTGGCCGGTCATTTGACCAAAAATGATTGCATTTTGGGTCATAAGCTGTATAGTATCAGAAGTAAATTTGCCGCTAGAAATAAGAGTTGTTAAATCTTGTTCAACTTGACCAACAGGAGCATGTAACTTGCTAGAAAAAGCTTGAGCTAAGCCATTAATTTGCTGTTCTGCAATTCCAGCATAATTACCAGTTAATTGAATAGCATTTTGAAGTTTAGCAGCTTCATCAGCCCCTTGTTCCATTTCATAGGCAAGCAAAGCAAACGGCGCAACTGCGGCGGCTACAGCGGCAACTGTCAAAACAATTTCAGGAGTAAGTAAACCAAGACTTTGCAGCATCAAAGTCGAAGAACCTGCAAGCCTTGTAAAATTGCCGTTTCCAGCTTCGCGGCCCATAGTAACAAGCTCGCGAGTAAACAGCGACATTTGAATGCCAGCTTTACCCACAGATGAAGCGACTTTCTCCGCCTCCCTCCCAACGTCTTGCTCAGCTTTTATAGCGGCTTCTATAGATGCAATTCCAGCTGCGCCACCAAGAGCATTTTGAATTGCAAAATGTCCAAGAGAACCGTTAGATTTAGCTTGATTGTAAATAGCAAGCTTGTCAGCCATACTAAGCAGCGCGTTATTAGCTGCACTAATTTGCGTAATTTGTTGTTGTATAGCTTGCGTTTGAGCTTGAATAGCTTGGGTTTGCTGAACAGTTGAGCGGTAAGCAGCTTGCTCGGCCGCTTCTGTTTGAGCAATAATGTCAGCCATCTGTTTGAGAGAGCTATTAGAGCTGTCCCAAGCCGACTTAAGTTGATTGGCGCTAGTCTGAGCTTGTCCGCCAGCAGTAACAAGCTTCTGAAGTTCGCCAGAAGCTTGCGTTACTTGCTTGCTATCAATTGCAATCCCAAGAGAAGCTAAATCAGTCATCATTCTTTCTCTATCCAAACCTTGATAAAAGCATTATCAAGTTCTAGGATTGCGTCTAACTCCCATTTAAATAAATCTACTTTAAACAATTTCGTGTAAGCTGAAATATCACTGTAGGCAATTCTTTTTGGTCCGGCTTCGTCTGAATTTCTATGATTGCTCAAACTATTGAATATATTCCAAACTCTAACGCCAACTTCTGGCGGCTCGCCGTAACTTAATTCTTCTGGCTTAGCAGCTTCGGCATAAGCAAGTTGCCTCCATGCTGACATTAGATGATCTTTTAAAGTTTCTCCATCTTTGTTAGGCTTATAAAGCTTAAACTCGTTTTCGGCCCAGGTAACTAATTGCTTAGTTACCTGTTCATAAAATTTCCAAGTTCAAAGATTGCTGCATCAATTTGATCGCAAATCCAAGGCAAAGAGCTATAAAGCTTATTTGCATTAGAATGCGTAAATTCTAGTGGCCCGTTAAACTCCACAGCTTCAAAACCAGCTGTGCAAGCAACTAGCAACTCAATCCTGTTCTTGCGTCTTTCTTCGCTAGTTTGTGGCTTTTCGGTTAAGCCTCGCCTTCCGTTTTCAGCCGCCTTGCGAATAGCTTCGTTGAACTTTTCATCATTATAATCACGGAAGATATCACTATCTTTTCCGTAAATCATAACAAATTGACCAAGCGGCTCCTTAGTTACAGGATGCGTCAACTCTAGTTTATAAGGCGTATTGCAAGCCTTAACTGTATCAAGAGCCGAAAGGTCAAGCTTTTTCTTTTGCCCGGTCAACTTAGTTCTCCTTAGCTAAAGGCACTATCTTGGATTGAAACGGTAGTGTCTAGATATTGGGTACCAGCGCCGCCGTTGATTTGTTCAATAGCAGTAAACGGAACAGTAAGAGTCAAACCCTTTTCCTGATCGTCCTTATCTGCGCCGCCAAACTTTACGCGCGGAAGCACAAAGCTGGTAAATCCAGGCTGTGCAGCAGTGCCGCCTGAAGTCATAAGAATGACCGCAGAAACTTCAGTTTCGTTAACAAAGTAATCTCTAAAGGTCGCGTTTTGGAAAAGAACTGTCATTTGCCCGGTTGCATCAATAGAACCGGGAAAAATATCAGGATCGGTATTTTGACCAACAACCCCGCCAGGAGCACTATAGTTGCCAGTTATATCAAAGTTGAAGCCGGTAATAATACCAGCAACAGCACCTTGAACAAGGATCAACCCATTAACAGCGGCTTCAATGCCGCCAGTCGGTTGAGCCGCAGGAGAACTAAAATATTGAACAGTATTTGTAACAATATTCAAGCCCATAACATCAAAGTCAATAGTCGCCATACCAGTTGGCGGCATTTTGACTGACATTTTAGAAATAACGCAATCTTGGAAAACTTCAGATTGCGAAATATCACCAAACCAATGTTCAATTGTATAATAGTCGCGAGTTTGACCGCTAGTTGGTATCCAAGTTTTCTTACCAACAGTTACAGTCGTAACGCTATCGCCAGAAGCCTTAGACGCCATAGCGTTTCCGTCAAGATATTGAAGCGTCATAACAGTTGCAGTAAGTGCAACAATAATAGCATAGCGGTTATTATCGCCGCTACCTGTAGTAGTCCAGCCGGTTTGATTTACAACATCGCCAAGCTTGAAACCGTCAGTCAAAAACGATCCAGCTGCACGCGTCATAGTGCCTTGTGCGCCAGTAGTCGCAGCAGCGGTAACATTCGTAAGTGCGCCAGTAGTAGTTACAGCTTGCACAACTTGGCGGCAAATGCTTTCCATAAAGTTTTGATAGCCGCCAACAGAAACCTCACCGCTAATCGTGCCAGAAACAGAGCGAACGCCATGTCTAAAATCTCGGCGTTGTTGGCTAACAAGAATTTCAGCAGACTTATAAGTCGCTTTCTTCAAGTCAACAGTTGACTTAACGCGACGAATATATTGGCCAGTAGCGCCGCCTCCAGTAGCAATCACGCCAACGCCAGTTTGCTTCTTATAAGCAACGGTTTTAAAAACGCCAGTAGCAATTGCGGTCATTTGAGCTTCTTCCTATTCAAAGACGTTCGCAAAAAACCTGATCTTGACAGGCACAACCCAACGGTCGCCATCTGCCCGGCCCGGTGCGATTTCTGGCGTCGCGCTCACGCGTACGCTGATTTGGCCTTCTGTCAAAGTGACACCGCGCGCGAAGACAACCCGCAAAATCTCGGCTCTAGCTTGAACTAAACCTGTACCTTGATTAGCAGGATATCTAAGACTTACTTGAAAAATTCCGACTTCTCTATGAAAGCCAGGACTTAAAGTTGGATTTTCAGGCTGAGCTAAGAGCACATTTGCAGATTGATAAGGAACGCCATTTCTAGGCGAATAACCAGCATTTTCAAAAGCTGTTTCTATAGGCGGATTTATATTATTAAGCGCTTGTTCAAAAAGCTTTCTAATGACAACGCTGCTCATTTAATCACCTTCAAAACAGCATTATCAACAATACTCTCAAACTCTAAAGCTGTAAGGCCAACCATTCCTTGCGGCGCTTGCGTAGAATGTCCGTCTTCAAGAGATTGAGCATAAGGCAAAGAATTTGTTATATAAAAAACTTTTTCTTCAGGCTTTTCAGGAATTGCGCTTATAATTTGAATTAAGCTAGTTTCGCCAGTCGGGTCAATGTCATCCGTAACTTCTTCATTGATAGCGCCAACGCCACCGCGCCAATTAGCTTTAAAGTGACCACCTTCATAACCTTTTGGAGGATGAGGATTTACCCACAATGAAGGGTCGCCAACTGGCGATTTATCAACAACACTAGTCGCGACGCCTATAATAGTTTCGCGCACTGTAAGACTAGCTTTTTGCATAGTCTTAACATACCATTCGGTTAGCTGTTGTTGAAAATCAGCCATTAAGCACGCCTGCTCTGGCAAGCATAAAGCGCTACGCTATCGCTGGCGTAAACTGTTGTAATAGAAATTACATTATAAGTTGTTGATCCAACAGTTATTTTATCGCCAGTATTCGGAATACCGCTTAAACCATATCCGCTAATCGTTATCTTTTTATCGCCTTCTTGAATAAGCGTTCCAGCAGCCTGACCTTCGCCCATGTTTCCGCGATTTAAAAGTGCAATTGTATAATCTTCAACAATAGCTTTTAGCTTTTGAGTTATTTCATTATTAGCAATTGTAGCAGTTGCAGGATCATAAGCGCCGCTTGTTACAAAAGTATAAGTAATATTAGTGCCGAGTTTGGCAAGCATTTTAGAAACAGTAGAAGGAATTTTAGCTAAAGCTGTCATGAACGGCCAACTTTCATTTGTCCGCCAGAAAGTCCAAACAGAGGCATAAGCAATTGTTCAACTGCAACAAAGACAGTGCTAGCTGGTCCGTTTTTAGAATAAGTTACAGAAATAGGACCAACTTTAATTGTATCTGCAACGTCTTCTGGCGAAATATCTGGGTTTAAATCGCCATTAGCAATTCTAACCGCAAGCTCGCATTGAGCGTCTTTTACTTCTTGAGGTATATCATTTATGCCGTAATAAACAGGATAAGAACCGTAACCGCTGCCAACATCAGGCTTAGCGACAAGGGTTCTGGGCCAATCCAGCTTTTGCGAAACATTTGTTCTATATCCTTGCCAACGCAGCCTATAGCGTTGTTGCATAAATTTAACAGCAAGAATTAGATAAGGAACTTTTTGGTCAGTAGGATCAAGAGGGTCCCAAACAGCATTATTGACCAAAGCAAAATAAGCATTTGCTTCGGCAACAGTTACATAGCTGTTAGCGTTTGCTACAATGCTACCGTCTTCTTTGATGATAGCCATTTTAGCGATCCTTTATCGAAACATAAAAGGTGCGAACATCAATTCTACCGCTAATAGTAGTTATTTTAGATCTAATTGCATATTTATTGCCAATAGTTCCGCCTTTAAGCCAAAATACTACAGTTTGACCGCTTATTGACGGATTAGTTCCGTGAGCATTGCTAAGGCCAAAAGTATCACTAGCATCAATAGCTGTAAAATCAGAATTAAAAAGCTCACTTGCTACAGTATTAATAGTATCTCCATCATCAGCAAGCCAAGCTGACCAATCAAAAATATAATCAAGGTCAGCCTCAGGGTCCTTAAGGATTGTAGCTTTACCTGACGTAGCATCGACAACAAAAGTATCGCTCATAGTTCATGCTCCCGTGCTTCGGCGTCTATTGTCAAGCTACGGTCTTCAGCATCAACAGCTTTGACGCGATTGCTACTAAATATAGAAAAAATGCGGCTTTGAGCTATAACCTTAAATGTTCTTAAACCGCTTTCAACAAAAGGAACAATTATGCCTTGAGTAAATGTTGCGCTTATACTGCTAAGCAGCATATCAAACGCAGGTACAACATTTCCAATTGCCGAATTAATTCTTTGACCAACAATTGAAAGCGAAATTGAAGCTGTAAGATTGCCCACAGATGACGTGACGGCTTGTCCGAGCAATCCAATAAGGGATTGAGGCGAAAGTTGACCTTGATTTGACGCGATCTGTTGACCAGCAAGCGCCGCGTTCAGTTGCGGTGTCAGAGACCCTTGGCTGGAGGCTATCGCTGTGCCCGCCAGCGAGGCGGCTAGGGCCGGTGTTAGGTTGCCCGGTGTCAGGGTAGCGGCCAAGCCGGCAAGCGCCTGGGCGCGGCTGACGGCTAGGCTTCCTTGGCCGCTGGTGACGGGAAGCCCGCCAAGCACAAAAGCGAAGGTCGGCATCAATGTTCCTTGAGCACTATTAGTAATTTGGCCACTAACAGGAACATTAAAGTTTAAGCTCAAACTTCCTTGCGAAAAGCTTCCTACTTGTCCAAGCAAAGGAATTGCAAAATTAAAAGCAATAGAGCCTTGCGAACTTGTTATAGATTGACCAGCTAATGCAAAGTTAAATTGCGGAACAATTGTCCCTTGAGCGCCAGCTATGCTAATTCCAGTCAAAGGAATATTAGCAATGACGCCAAGAGAACCTTGCGCTGAAGTTATAGCTTGACCACTAAGAGCGACATTAACAGCATTACCAGCTGTTATAGTACCTTGGCCGCTTGTAATAACTTGGCCGGTAAGAGGAATGCTATAGCTTGGCGTCAAAGCGCCTTGCGCTGAATTTATAGCAATGCCGCTTAGAGCTTGCGATCTATTTACAGCTAAAGAACCAATACCGCTTGTAATCGCTAATCCAGTCAAAGCTTCAGCATTGACCGGCGTCAGCGCTCCTTGATTGCTAGTAATTGTCGAGCCTAGCAAAGCTTCTATATTTACAGGCTTTAAAGAACCTTGAGCGCTAGTAATAGCAATGCCGCTTAGAGCAACATTAGTTGGCCCAGCAGCACCGCTATTACGAAGTAGTAAAAGGAGGCTCACTATTCCTCAACAGCAACAATGTTAACAGCAGCAAGTTTGCCTGATGAAGTTGTTGTTACGCTTTCGGCCGCAAGATCAATCCAATATGCAGTACCCACAGTTAGGCCAGTAACAAGCGCCGTAATGCTGAACGGCGTATTAACGTCAGCCGCAGCGGTAGCAGCAACAGAAAGCGTATAAGTTTGAATTTGACCGTCTTGAGTGCCTGCAAGAGTGCCTGCGTTAGACGGCGCTGTACCTGTACCGTGGCTAATTTGAATTTTAATACCGCTGTTAACTGTAGTAACAGCATTTTGTATAGTGCCGCTAATTGTAATTGTAACAGTGCCGGAATGAGTTGGTGTAATAGAGCCTGCCAACCCTTGCATTTTAAATGCAGAAGTCGAAGCTGGCGCAGTTGGAGCAGCACTAGAGCTTTGCGTCGCAGCAGGTGTTACGCAGCTAATTGTTCCGCTGCTTGTAGTCTTAAAAGCATTTGTGCAATTAGCAAGGCCAGTGCCTAGTTGAATTGTACCGCCATTGATAAAAAGACCATTATTAGCTGACAAATCAGCGTCAGCATAAATTTCACAACCGCTTGTGCACCAAATGCCGCGTTGGCCAACGCCAGAAGTCGTTACATTAGTTCCTGCGATAGGCGCTTCAACATAAAGAGTTGCAATGCCCTCAGTACAAGCTGAAGAACATTTAAAAGTAGGAGCCGGAAAAGCCCAAGCAGCTTGAATTGCACCAGCTGTACCAGAAAGATTATAGTTGGTTATAGTTAGATTTTGGCTAGGTCCAAATATACCGAATTGGTTCCAAGTCGGAGCTTCAAAAGCCGATCCTGTAAAAGTTCCGCTAAAGTCATAATCGTTGCCAACATCAGATGAACCAAGCCTAATTTTATTAGAAAAATTAGTTTCAAAATCAGGAGCAACAAATTTGACGTAAGTTGAATTTGTATCTTGCTTAAAAAGATAATCGCCGCTTTGAACAGCATGTGTAAGCAAGCTATAATAATCAGCCTGATTGCACTTGGGACGAACAAAGGTAAGAAAGTGCAAACCTGCGGAATGCGTAGCATCAATTTGGTAGCAACTAGCTGGCGTTGTTGCATCGCCAGCAACTTGCACGCAAAACGAATTATAGAAAGTTGCATTGCCAAATGTAAGTGTTGCGTGGTTTTCTTTAAGCTTGATGCAACCGCCACCAACAGCTTTTAGATTATAAAAATCGTCATCTTCAAAGTTTTGAAGATTGTAAGCGTAATGAGTGCCATCAACGCCAAAAACGTACAAATCTTCCCAAATAGAAGTTTGAAGACCTATTCCAGTAGCAATATAATCAATGCCGTCACCAGTACCATTAAAAGAATTGCCAAAGTTAATGGCAAGATGGTGAAAATTAACATGGTGTCCGCCGCTAATTGTAATAGCTGCGCTGCCATTAACAGTAGGACAAAGGATAGAACCGCCTGCAACATTAGGTGTATTCATAGGAGCATCTGTATTGCTCCCATCAAAATTAGGAATAAAGCCGTCACCCCACCAATCAACATCAGCGTTAATTACAGTAGAACCGCCAGTAACTTTATAACAATCAGTTGCGCTTTTAGGAGCTGGAATATAAAGAGGATAATGTGTAGTTTCAGCTTGAAGTTCAGCAGCCGCAATAGCTGTATCGTTTGCAGTTTGATAAGTAGTTGTGCCAATAGGTGCAGCCTTCATATTATAAGGCGGCTGCGTAACATCAATGTGATTTGCAGGAACAGAGCCAACATAGCCGCCAGCAGCAAACGTTGGCGACGCTGCAATAAGCGTTAGAGCGGCGAAAATCCAGGCAAGTAACTTATTGTGCATAACCAATCTCAACCTCTAAGCCCACAGTTGGAGCGACTGTAAGCGCCGCTTCGGCTCGGCTTGCGTAAATGACAAGTCCGCTTGCAAAAGCAATTCTTCCATCTTCTCTAAAATCTTTAGAGAACATTCCGGCCGTTTGGCCAACTTTTAGCGGAATGCGAGCAACGTACTTAGGAACAGTTGTTGCAATAGTCACGCCGCCAGTTGTCGCGCTATCATAGAATTGCAACCAAGTATCGTAATCGTAAGCTTGGTTCCAAATTTCCATACTTCTAAGAGTACAAGCTGCACCTAGTACAAGTATTTTTGTATTGGTTATAAGCCCGTTGCCAACACTTAGACCGTGGGCACTATAAGTCGTTAAGCCTCCGCTATTTAAAAGCGAAGGCTTAACGGATAGATTTCCGCTGCTATCAACAGAAGCTTTATTATTTGCTGTACCGTCAGCAAGCGCAATAACTTGACGCTTAACAGTACCTATGCCAGTTGTAACGGTTTCAGTATCGACTTGCGCCGTACCACCATTTTGGTCTGTAACGCCAACTTCACTATCAGCCATGGCTAAGCCTCCTTAGCTGGAAGGCTTAGGCCAGCTGAATTAGAGCATGAGTGGCGTCGTTAGTCGGCATAGTCAGATTGAATGTGCCGGCGGTAATCGATTGAGCGCCAAACGTCCAAACCCCAACAGCTTTGTTGGATTGAGTGCTATTATAAATAAGCACAGCATCAAATGAACCAGAACTAGTAAAGCCAGTCCATTGAATTTGAGCGCTAGGTGTCCAAAATGCAGTTGTACCGCTATTAGACGGAGCGGTCGCGTTAGTAACAGTATTGCCGCCAGCAGTATAACCACCAGTAGCAGAAAGCTCGTTAGTTGAGCTATAAGCTGTAGTAGCAGCTCCAAGGGTTGCGGTAGTCAGATACAACGCAGCTTTAAAGCTATCTGCGCCAGTACCGCCTCGAACAACACTTGTCCCAAACGCGTGAATGCCGTTTAGAAGCTCAGTTTTAAAACTGGTAGCTAGCGCTTGGGTATTTGCCATCGGTCTATCCTATGTTCCCTTGTCTGCCAGCAATAGGCAGACCCTTTTTAAGTTGCATATGCAACGACCTATGGCGCAACTCGTTATCTTCCCAATATTCTATGGCAGTCCAAATTTCGTTGTCATCTTCATACGAAACAAGCTTTTCTGTAAGTTCTTCAGCTTTCATAACAACAAGCTTGCCGCCTTCATTATATGGAACCTGATAATTATTTACAGTATAAAGTTGTCCTTCGCTTAAGACTTCAACTTGTCTTACTTCGGGAAGATATTTAGTTTCGCCTCCAATTACTACATTGATTAAAGTCATGCCCGGTTTACCCACAGTTAGAGTTAGGCGTCAGGATCGCCCCATCCGCCTTTTTCGTCGGCCTTAGCTGCGCCTTTCTTGCTACCTTTAGAATTGTCTTCAATAGCAGCAAGTTCTTGCGGTTCTTTTTGTTCTTGTTGTTGCAATTCGTGCCACTGAGGACCTTCGTAAAGCTCATATTCGCCTTCAATCAAGTCTTCAAGGCGAGCATAACGAAAACCTTTGTCATTACCTTCGGTAACTGGCGCAACAACACGAACAATAGTATGCTCTTCAACAATATTATTGTTGATCTTAAGAACCTGATGCTTAGGCATATCGGGTTCCCAATGTGTCTTAGGATTATGCGGCATTGCTCGGCTTCCTTTGCTTGTGTTCAAGAAGCTAGGCGACTTTCGCCGCCTAGCAATTTCAACACAAGTTAGGCGACAAGGACGCCAGCATGTTCAGGCTTAATACCTGCAACGCCCCAAGCGGCGCTAACTTCCCATTGCATTTGCCTATATTGCGGATATTGTGCAATCTCAAAGACAAGCCCGCTAACAGGGTCTTGAACAGCAATACGGTCAACAGCAAGGTCGCCGCCATTCGGAAGCGCAGGAAGCCTATGCACTAGTACAAAGGCATTGCGCGTAAAGAACGGCATACGCGGGCCAGACGCTAGCACAGTGACAGTCTGAGCCGAAGTAGGAAGCGCCTTGCGAAGGCCAGGAGCCTTAAGAATAAGAGTGCCGCCAGCGGCAAGAGAAGCAACGCCAGTGTCAACCACATACTTGTTAGTATCACCAGCAAAAGTAACGACGTCACCAGCAAGAATAGTACCAGTACCAGCAGCAGCAAGAGTAATGCTAGTAGCGCCAACTGCATAGCCGGCGGTGTTGGTAGTACCAGCGTTGTTAGAAGTACCGATAGCAGGCGATTGAACCTGAGCGCTTTCACGAATATTAAAGCCGGAAAGGTTCAGCAGAACGCCTTGCATCAATACATCTGTAGTTCCGCTTTCGTTGGCCTTGGTCAACTGCGTAAGAGTACGAAGTTGCGCGCCAGTAGTAGTATCAATGATAAGGTGACGATCACCAGAAGGCGCGCCGTTATCATCAAGGATTTTGCGAATTTGCGCAGCTTCACCAGTATTGGTGCTGAACGGAATAGTTCCAGCAGTACCATAAGCTCGTGAACTAACATTAAACAACTTCAGCAAGTCAGCTTCGCTTTCATTAGTCAGAGTACGAAGCGCTTGCACAAGTTGTTGCGTGAAGATGCTTTGTTGACCAACGCCGTTGTTAAGGCCGCGCGTTTGCTCGCCATTCCAACGGATAGGAACCCGGCGGGACTTGCTGATAGTAATAGTGGCGTTGGTAATGGTTTGATCGCCATCATCAGGAGGCGTAACACCAGGAGTAATATCGCTAGCAGTCACAGACGGCGTAATCGGAACGCGGATCGTCTCATTGACAGCAGCACGCTCTAGCGCCGTATCTCGCGTAACAGCTGGCGTCATGCCCACAAGTTCGCGCGACACAACGTCCATAGCGGCGTAAATGTCTGGAATAAGATTGGTTAGAGTATTTGCCATTTTGGTTCAGCCTTATGCAGCATTGTCAACGACTTTGCCGCCTTCTTTAATGAACGATCCTCTTGCGGACATGTCCATTTGTTCAAAGGCAGCGCGATTTAAAGTCTTACCGCCGCCGTTGTTGGCCTGACCAGCACCGGGCGCACCTGTCCCTCCATTACTATTGGCGGAAACATAAACTTTACCAGCATCAGATTGCGACCATTCAGTAACAAAATCGCCTAGCGATTTCTCGCCAACAACCGCCTTACGGTCATTGCCTTCAACTTTGATAGCAACTTGAGGCTTAAGCAAAGCTTTTACAGCAGGCATAAATTCAGGCGTAACCTTAGCTTTGGTCAAAGCTTCAGTTAGACCGCCATCAACCAACAAGCTTTGAGCATATTGGTTTTCTGCCTGGAAATTGGTATTTGCAGTTTCAAGCTCTTTGGTAACTTTGCGAAGCTCCTTTTGCGCTTCCTTTAGCGCAGTTTGAGAAGCTTCAAGCTCGTTTTCAAGCTTTGAAACATTTTCTGGGTCTTGTTGACCTTCTTTTGCTTTATTTAGTTTGCCTAGAAGTTCTTTATTTTTGGTCTTAAGACCGTTTACTTCTTCAGTATGTTCAGCAACTTGTTCTTCAAGCGCAGCTTTAACAGCATCAGCAATTAGTTTGCTGACGATCTTTTTATCTTCAGGATCGTTAGGATCGTATGCCATCGCCGCGAAACACCTTTGCCCGGATTACTCACGCTTGGGCTAAGGTGCTTCGGGCGAAGCCGTCAAGCGGCTTTTAAGGCCGAATGCGGCTATCTTCGTCAGCAATTTCGGCGTCACGGCGAGTTTCCATAACGCGCGTCGCTTCTCTAATCTTGCATTCGGTAGGATTTAAATCAGCAGCGCAAGCTTGATTTATTTGTTCAGTTATTGGCATTTTAGGTTTTGTATTACCTAAAATGCCAATTAAAAGAACAAAAATTGCTAAGCTGCATACAATATAAGCTAACTTCATTTGCCCGGTCCTTATGCTTGCGCAGGATTGCGCTGCACATTGCCGTTATCAGGCTTTTGCCCAGGTTGCAAGTTACCTCCCGTAGGCAGCGAATTAGGATCGGGTCGCGGATTAAATTCGCCTTTTAAATGATCTTCAAACTTAACATCAGCTTCGATAATATCGCCGCGTTGAAACCAATCAAACAACTCTTCTTTATTCAAAGCGCCTTGTTGGTAAGCCTGAATAACAGCTGTAAGAGCAGGCCCGTCAATTGGAACGGGCAAAAAGTCTCGATTAAGCTGATAATCAACTTCGCCAGTAAAACCGGCCCAATTGGAAAGCCAAGTTAAAACTTTAGTCAAACCAAGACTAATTGAAATAGCAATTTGAGCTAAAACTGAATTTTCACCTGTTCTGTGAATTGCAGTTGTTGTTGCAGTTTGTTGTTGTCTGCCTTCTGTGGCAAGCATTCTTGCGCCAAGGATCGCCATTTGTTGTTCTTTGCGATCCATAGACTTTTCAAGAGCGCCCAAGCCTTGACCAGTAAATTCTATAAAGTTAGCTTTTGCGCTTGCATCAGTTGAAGTAATAATCGATTGAGAACCTAGATAAAGTTTAGCTACAGGCTCGCCATTTTCTGGAACAGTTGGCGCATACCCTGCAAGAAACAATGTAGGCAATGCTGTAAAATGTGCCCCGTGCTCATAATCACAACTTGTGCGCCAATGTGATAAATTAATATTAATCAAATCAAGCAAAGGCGGGTCTTCAGCTTCAAAACTTTCGCCGCAATCGGAAATCATAATAAACGGAATAAAATTTAAAGGATTGCCATTCAATTCAGGAATTTCTTCACTAATAAGTCGATCGTTGCCTTGATCATCAAGATCAAAAACACGAACGCGATAAATAGTATTTAAAATATCGAGCACGCGCCATTGATCTTTATTTTCTGTAGCAAATTCAGAAGGTTGTTGCGTTCTTTGATCTATAGTAGGAACTTGAATGCATTCATGCAATACAACCATAACAAGCTGCGTTGTATTGCCAACGCGAGCAAATTTCCAATTAATAACGTTTTCAGCAGTATAAATTTTAAGAAACGGTCTAAGATTAAGCTGTTGAGCAATAGCAACAGTAAGCGGCCCAGGCAATTGTTCCGGTTTAGTTGTATGGTCAACAAGAATGCCAATTCTACCCACAGATAGAGCCTCTTCGACAATCTCAGAAGCAAACATGTCGAGCGGGCAACCACACATATCAATATCGTCTATAATTGGCGCATCGCCACTAGAAAGACCAGCCGGCAAAGTAACAACAGGCGGCTTTCTAAAGACCATACCTAGCAAACCTTGAACGGTTCGAGCAGTAGCATTATAAAATGAACCGCGTTGCTTATAAGCAATATAATCGACTGTTTGTTGGTCTGTAAGCTTTGGCAAATAAATTTCGCCAGCTTGCTTAATAGCGTCTTCACCGCAAATGGTATCTCTAGCTTTAGACCATTTGCTTTGCATAGCATTATAATCAGGATGCGTTGTGCGAACGCCGCCTTGACTAGGCTTTATATTGATAGCCATTTACATTCCTACCATTTGGAATTTGTTGGTCGGCCGCCCGCGAACCGGAAATGCGTAAGCCGCGAAGTATCCAGCTGCGTCGCCGATATGGTCAAGTCCTGACGTTTTATCCGGCTCGCCATCGTCATAGGCTTGTGTCTCAAGCGTTTCAACAAGATTCTTACATTCCCATATATTTACTTTAAATCTTCGTTCGCCTTTACCATTACAAATAAGAGTATTTATAGATAAAATACGATCTTTAACAGCCGGGTTTGTATTATTAACCATTACATTAAAACCAGCTTGTCTTAGCAAATCAATATCAGAATGACTTGCACTAACTGATTTTCTAGATGCTCCAGAAGCATCAGGATAAATAAAAATGCGATTAGAAGGATAGCGAGCTTTGATTGCTTTAATCATCGCAGGAGTATCAAATATCTTTGTAAATTCAGCAACAGCATGAGGCCAACCTTCGCGCTTTACGAAGACAACAGCCGCCATTTTGGTAACATTAAAGTCCATTCCAATGTGCAAATCTTCAGCATAGTCTTTGCCATCTGAATGTCTATATGTTCCAACTGTATGAGTTGAAAAGTTAATACTGCGATCAAACTCAGGATAAACAGAGCCGCTAACCAAATTAACAAATTTGCCCCAAATATAGGCTTGAATAAGATTGGTTGGGTAATCGTCCATAAGATTATCAATATAGTCAGCTGGTAAGTTTGCCAAATTACTATAAGTACTTGCTTGAATAAGCTCATAACCTTGGTTAGGTTTAATTTCTTTTCCCCATTTTTTATAGACAAATTTAAATCCTTCTGGCGTGCATCCTAAAGCGATAGTATTAGACGAACCGTCCTTTTTCTTTTGTCGATTACGAGCAAGTATTTTCTTCCAAGATGCATCAGCATCTTTTTCTTTCATAATATCTATTTCATCAACCAGGCTATCGCCAACTTCATAACCAACAATTCGGCTAGGTTGATCCATAGTTCTAAATATAATAGCTCCTGCATTATCAATATTAATCATAGGTCTAGGACTTTTGACCGTCTTATAAGGTATTAAGTATTCTTCAAGTTTTTCCTCAAAACGAGGAATGCCAATCATATAAACAAGGTCGAAAGTCGGCATATAATAAGCCAAATTTACTTCAGGATACTTTGTTTTAAGAAAAAGGCCGCGATTAATCAAAGCTTCGGTCTTTCCAGACCCAAAGCCGCCGACAAAAGCCGGAAATTTAAATTTAGTTGATACAAGCCTAAACTGAGGCTCGCTCAACTGTATCTGTTGAACTAGCCTTGTCATCCTGCCTTACTGCAAATTGAAATATAGGCAATTCAGGTTGTTTAGAATTACCGCTAAGCTTTATATCAACAGCTTTAACCTTCTTACCTTCAATTTCAGCAAGTTGGTCGGCTGCCTTAAGTCTATCTTTCATTTCTTGGCGAACGTCATTCATACATTCGCGCAAGAAACGCTTTATTTCATCATTTTCATCACTTTGACAACCGTTAGTTATAGCGTCTAAAACTTCAATGTCTTTAGACCAAAGCTCATAAGCTTGAAGATAACGCAAAGGTTCTTTGCGTTTAGCAAAAATATGTTGCGCTATATCTAGCGGCGTTACATTAGGATTATTTCTATAGCGAATCGAAAGCGAAATAAATTCCGCTTTAAGCTCGGCTTCCGTCTCGCCGTCAAAGATGGGAAGACCTACCCACATGGGCACGGGACGCTAGATTGCGTCGGCTTCTATTGTCCAGCCGTTTCTTTAGGACATGCGGCGCGCAAAACCGCGTTGTTAGCTCGCACTTGATTGATAGTGTCTAGCGTATCTTTATGCGACAGCTTTACGATTTTAAGATTAGAACAAATAGCTGTATTAGTCTCTAAAGTCGGGGTCAATTGCGGCTGTATGTGTTTGCAACTGGTCAACAGTAAGAGGCTTAACGGTAATGCGAACAGCTGCAACTTGCTTTGTAGCATCTTGCGCATTTTGCTCAGCCTCTTGCGCGCCTTTATTTTCAAGCGCTTGGTCTTTTGAACGCTGAGCTAGCCAAGCTTTCGCAAGGCTAGTCAGCAATTCAGTCAAAAACGCTAGTAAAAGCGCTTTCATTACTTGGCGGCGGTATTAACGCCATTCCTAAGGAACATCATGCCAAGCGCAGTTAGAACGATAGGAATAGCTTGATCGAGGCTTTCCTTACCGTTCATGAAGTTAACAACCTGATCGCCAATAAGAACAATATTGGTAAGATAGGTTTTCCAACCTGAAAGAAAGTTCATTGTTGTTTCCTTTATTTGCCCGGTTAAAAGCTAGCTATTACTGCGGAGCCGCAATAGTCGCCGGATCAACGCCAGCAGCTTGAGCAAGCGCAGCATTGGTGTCCGCGTCATCTTGCTTCATTTGAGCAATAGTCGCGTTTTGCTGCTGAATAGTAGCATTCGCAGCGTCTAGTTGCGTTTGCGTGTCGCTATGACCAGCTTGCGAAGCCGCAAGAGCATCGCTGTCAGCCTTAAGCTTCGTCACTTGGTCAATAAGCGGCTGCATATATTGCTTAATCATGTTCCAAAGTTCCTCTTGATTGCCGAAATCTAGAGGTTCCGGCTCGATAATCACTTTCGGCTTATGATTATCGTGGAAATATACAATTGCCGACACTAGCAAAGTCAGCAAAATTCCAAAGATGCCACTAGCAATACATGCAATGATAAGATTAACGTCAAAACTATAAGCAATGTGCATGTGTTGTGGAATTGCTGAAATTGCGCCAGCGCTCAGAGTGCCCACAGTTGCCACAGCGGCGGCTTTTTCGGCTGAAACACTCGGCTTTGGTTGCTTTTGTTTATCGTATTGCTCAAGATCAAAATGCTGCATAATCATAATCAGCTTTTGACCGTACTGCGGATCGGTAGCATAAACGCCAGTCAAAGCGTTTGCAAATCCAACCGCGCCTTTAGTGACCAGATATGCTCTAGCCGCAGCATAAGGTTTACCAAACGCTAGCAAATATCCATGTTGGTCAAAGCAATCCTCAATACTTTCAAACTTCTTAAATCTTGCATAAACATCAAGTTCTTGACCATTATTATTAAATTCGTGCGTTTTGACATTAACGCTAGGCTCATTGCCTTTTGCTTTAATGCCAAAGCAATTATTGCTGTTAGGCGGCATATGCTCGCCAAAACCTGTTTCCAGGCAAGCTTGCGCTATAGTTACGCTAGCTGGAATTGAATACTTCTTTGCAGATGCAATTGCAGCATCAATGAAGTATTGCGGTATTCTTTGCATTAGAATTGCCCGGTATGTATTGCATGTTGAAAGTCAACTATAAACTTAAACACATAAGGAAAAGCAAAATCTATAAACTTCCAAACTCCCGTTACAGCGGCAATGCCGCCGGCCATCGCCATAAATGCTTTACGTTCACTTACAAATGCTAGCGGCTTTTTCTTATTTTCTTCTGTAAGTCCAAGACTATCAACAAGTTTCTTTTGGTTAATAGTTAGTTCAGTTATTGCACGTCTTGTAGCTGACGAACTTTTTGCTAAGTTTGTTATTTTCTTATTTGTATTTTTAGCGTTAAGTTCAATACATTTGTGCAGTTGGTTAAGTCTAGTTACAACGTCATTGTGTGTAGCATCTGACGCCAGCGGCATTTGCTCGAAGCCTTCCACTTGCCGCCCATCCAAGACCCTGAACGCTACCGTACCGCCCCGGCTAGGGTGCTTCGGCCTAGCCTGTCAACCCGCTAGGCCGGCTCGCCAGGCCGCGCAGCGAGGTAGGCGACCAAGGCTTGCCGACCTTCTCGCCAGCCTTTGGCGATCACGTGTTTGTAGCCGTATCGCTCAACATCAAGCTTGAATTCAAGTTGTTCTTTACTTGGCTTACCGCCAGTTTCTCGCTTAAGTTCAATATACAAACCGCTATATTGTTTTACTAAAAAGTTATTCTCAATCAAAGGCATTGGAATTGGCAAAAAACAATCAGCTACTCCGGCTTTAACACCTTCGGCTTTTGCTTTAGCACCAGCTACAACATTACTTCCATCACGTTGATTATGAATTGCGTGAAACCATTTAAGTCTAGCTTCACCTTCACACCGCAATGTCCATTGATCTCGCCATTGTTGATCGCCATAAGCTTCGTCGTGATCTGCAAACCAAATACCATAACGATAAGCTTGATTAACCCAAGCAAATAATGCTCTCTGGTGACTATGTTCAGTCCCAGATTTTGCTAGGTTGTCCGGTGTAAGATAAGCCATATTTAGTTAACCTTATTCTGTTTGATCCATAGCGTTCAGCAAACCCGCGCATCGATTTGCGATTGAGTGAGTTTGTCCACAGTCGAGGCGGCTAAGCTGATTTGCTCAGCGCTGCAAGCTCTCTCAAGACCCGACGGGTATGTTGTCGCATTTGGTTAACATGATTAGTCAATGAACCTGGACTAGAGGAACATGTTAGATAACGCTTAAGTCCATTCCATTTTATGTAAAGCCGAGCGTGTCCACGCTTACCAGCCGTGACATACTCAACCGTAGCATTTTGCTTAGCAGCCTCTTGTTTAACAGCCTCATAGGCCATCTTCATTCCAGGCGTCATTTCGGCTAACCCCGTTGCCCACAGTGAGACGCCGGACGCTCAACTGATTTGCGGCTTAGGTCAAGATCACGCTTTCGTTAAGTGTGTTAACAGCTGACGCCAGCTTATCGCCAGAAATTGCGATTTATTTCTGCGGCGAAATAAACGTGTTTTTCGGGGCTCAAATCTCGCCTTTTAGAGGCTCCCTACTACGTAGGGAGACAATCTATATATATTATTATATTATTATTATTATTATTATTATTATATTAATTCATTTGGGAATTCAATTGAATTCCGAATTTATTTCTTTTCGAATTCCTAATTCTTTTAATATTTATATATGTATTTTCCAGAAAATAACTATAATTTTTCCGAAAATCGCCACTAACCCCTTGAAAACACTCACGAAAACTCGTTATTTTGTAATTCATAATCACGTATAATGCGCATAATAAAACTATAATGTGGGCAAAACCTGCCCTTGACTTCCAAAACGAATTGGCCAGAAAACTGGACTCTAGCGTCTTCTTTTCCGAATTAGGATCGCAACTCGCAATTGGGTTGCAGCTTGATCGCCCACAAATTAGAGGCGAACCGCATTTTCTGGCGATTTCCCAAGGCAATTATAATGCGTCCCATACCGCCTAAAAATTTTTGCTAGAAAGGCTGAAAGAGGCTTGACAGCCTTTAAAAGCGCCTTTATAAAGGCTGCATCATATAGGAGATACGTTATGCACATCTATCGTGGAAAATATCCAAACCGCATCTATACGGCTTTTAAAGCCAATGGCGAAGATAGGGAAATCAAAGCCGGCATGGTTATCGTCGTCACGAATGGCGGCGCGATGTATGAAGCTAAGTGCGACCGCTGGTCGGCCTTTCATTCGTTTGCAGATTTACAAGGCATAGAAATTAGAATGCCTTATGATACAATTGCACATCGTGGCGCAATCGTATCGCTTACCTATCTTCAACAATCAAATATCAGAAAGGCTAAGACTAATGGCTAAAATCAAGATCGAAGCTTTTGCGACGCATTCGAGCAAAAAGATTGACTTTTAAATGTAAGGCTGCTAGTCAGCCTTACGATTAAGAGCCAAGCCTTACACGAAAGGATTTTAGCTATGGCTTCCCCTTCTGAACTTCGCCAACAATGGCTAGAGCTAGCTGTTGAGGAAATGCGCCCGCTCTTTAAGCTGCGCTGGCGTCCATTGCCGGAAACCCTGCGCGTCTCTGTGGGCTGGTCGAGCCTTGGCAAGCGCGCAGCTGGCGTCTGTTATCATACGCAAGCGAGCACGGATGGCCACAAAGAGGTTTTCATATCGCCGTCGAGCAACCATACCCATTTCATTCTAGGCGTCCTGGCGCATGAGCTATGCCACGCAGCGTTGCCCGACAATACTGGTCACGGGAAGCTTTTCACGCAGCTAGGCCGCTCGCTTGGCCTGGAAGGCAAGGCGACCACGCTAGGGACGGGCGACGGCTTCAAGGCGCTTTTTGCTAACGCCTTTGTCGAGAAGTATGGCGAATATCCTGCTGGCGCAATTGCTACGGCTAATCGTACCAAACAAAAGACAGCCATGCTGAAATGCGAATGCCCACAGTGCGGTTACGTGGCGCGCACAACCCGCAAATGGATTGTCGAGGCTGGTACGCCAATTTGTCCGGCTGACAGAATTCCTATGGACTTGTGCTAGACATGGACATTGCAGCATTCCTAGCATTCACCGCGTTGCTACTAGTCTTAATCAAAGCATGTAAGGAAAAATAAGCATGGTTAATTATATTTGGCAAAAGAAACAAGACCTAGTTGCAGATTTGAAAGAAAAAGCTTCGGTGTTAAGAACAAAAGCAAAAGAAGCTAAAACAGCTTCGAGCCGTGCTAATTATAACGGTCAAGCTTTTGGATTTGAACAATCGGCTTATTTGCTAGAACATTCGTTCTTTAAGCAAGTTTCTGATATAGCATACGCGGAATTACCAAAATGAACTGGTACGACGACGCTCCGAAGATCGAGTTTTACACGCGTAGCGAACACATAGCCCGCGTTCCTCATATTTGCGCCCGTTGCAAGCAAGCTATCAATGTGGGCAATCGCTACGTTCGAACGGCTTCAAAGGAAGATGGCACGTTCGACTTTGTGAAGGTTCACATTCAACCAATGTGCCCAGACTTAGAAGCTAGGTACGCAAAAGAGACGATAACGCTTCCCGCTTGACAACCTTATCTAGCGTTGCTAGAAACAGCCATCGCACTTACATACAGGAGATATAGCGATGCAATTTGCTGGCGTTTACGAAGTCCAAGACGAACTTGTGGGCCGCGCCATTCATAGCGGTTCAGTCAGCTTGTTCCTGATGATCCGCAATAGCGTTGGCGGCTGGAACGAGCAATTTGTGGCGCGCGTCTTGCTGCGTGACATTGCAAGCGGCTCTTATACGTTTTCAGACGGATGGACACTCGTTACCATGCCTGTTGCCTTGGAGCGGGAAGCGGCCTAAGCTGCTTCCCTTCCTTCACAAATCTAACCTATAGGATATAACTAATGCGACGCGTTATCGTTGGTTGCAGCGGAAGCTTTCCAGCTGCAAAGGGCGACGAATGGACTGTTAAAGGCATAGGCGGCGAGCCTAACGAGCGTTGGACAGTCAATCACGTTCGTTCCGCTGGTACTAAAGAAAATGAAAACAGACGCGAGCTAGTCTGTGACGTTCAGGAATTCACCCTTTGAGCAAACTATATCGCGTCACTGTGGGCAAAACGTCTTATACAGTGAACGCGACTAGCCCGCTTGAAGCTGTTATGAATATTCTAACAGCTTTGGGCTTACGTTACCGCGATACATCCTTTAAAGTAAATGAGGTTTTCAATGGAAAAACGAGATAAACCTGCGGGCCATCGCCACGTCGGTCCGCTTGTGGTCGAAATGCTAATTATCGACGAAAAAGACGATAAGGAAATTTTAACTAAACATTATGACCATTTTGGCATTAACTCGCAAGAATGGGCAATCCGTACCATAACTTGGGCGCTGGCCAATGGCTACAGCGTCCAACTGAGGCCAAAGAAAAATTGAATTATCCACAACAAAGCCAATTGACATTGCCATAAAGGCTATTAGGTTGGCTTTATCGTTCTAACCGGGCAATCCCCATACGAAAGGACTAACAAAATGGCTCGCGCTCCTGCTGCGGCTCCTGCCCCGCAACCTGAACCTCAAAACGAAGGCGCTGACGGCGCGTTCCCCAACGTGGAACAAGCCGGCCTTATGCGACAGCTGTACGACGCGGAAGCTGGCGGTTTGTACCTTCAAAATACTGACGTTGTGCAATCGCTGATCGCTGCTAGCTGGGCTGAAGTTGATACCGCCAATGTTAAGGGCGATGCGGCTTTTGTGGCGCTTTCCAGCGATGGCGTTGAACTTGTGGAGAAGGCCAATCCGCCTAGTGTCAACCAATCTAAGCCGAAGGCTAAGGAAACTTTTGAGCTTACTTCAGACGTTCCTATGCCCACTATCAGGCGTCGCGGACGCGAAGGCTCCGGCTATCCGATCGATACTATGGAAGTCGGACAAAGCTTCCATGTTAGCGCTCGCGATGGTGAAGACGATCCGCTTGCTAGGATCAGCTCAACCATTAGCGCCGCTCGCCTGAAGTACAGCGAAGAAGTTCCTGGCGAATTTGAGGAAGGACTGCAACGCAACTTCAAAAAGGATGCTGACGGCAAGCGCGTTAAGGGACCTGACGGCAAGTTCATCTTTGAAGGTAGCGTCACCGTCCAAAAGCCGAAGCGCAAGCAACTGCGTGATTGGTGTGTGGCCAGCGTTGACGCCGACGACCCTAAAGGTCCTGGCGCTCGGGTGTGGCGCACTCTGTAATCCCGCAAGGGATAGGTTGCTAGACTAACCTAAAGAGCCTAGCGGGACTAAGGCGACGAATGCCTAGCTAAACCCCTAGTCGAAAGGCTAGGGGTTTTTGCTGCGTCATTCTATAACTTTTAAAAGCATCTGTTACCAGTGATCCTAGGCCGGCTTCACGCTCAGTCAGCCAAGCCGGAACCGGCCAAACCACCCTCGCCAGATGATCGCCTAGGCCGCTTGCGCAAGTGCCCGACTATCTACCTACCAGAAACCAACGAAAGCCGTCAGCGAGCTTCCTAGCTGCCATAGCGTCGATTTCCCGTTTCGTTCTAGCTGACCTTGGGCGGTCTGCCACGCTTCCTAAAGATCTCGGTGTTAAATTCCTTAAAGCGGGCGACATTGGTTACAGCATAGGCTTTCATCTTAGAACCAAATCGCTGTTTCATTTGAAGTGAAGGCACTTCAGCCAAGTCGCCGCTATCTAGAAAATGCTGCAAAGCTTTCTTCAAAGCTGAACCTGGGCCGTTGCGATCATTTCGATATTGTTTGTTCGTATATAGCTTTACCTGCAAAGCTCCGTGAGGAATAACAAAAGCGTCGCGCATTTCCTCGCGCATCCCATATGTAATGCAGCCTAAATTGCCCGGAGTAATCCATTCCGCAATCAAACTTCCCAATTCTTTGATTTGCAAAAGCTCATTCATTGCAACTTTATCAACTAAACCGACTTCGTTATTGTCAAACTTGCTAGAGAGGTTTTGAATATCAGCAATAACCATTCTAATTGCCGTATCCATAATACCTTTTTCAATAACTGGATTGATTGGGTTTATGCCCACAGATACAACGGCGGCAAGTTTCATTGCCTTAAGCTCGGAACGAGACCACAAGCGCCGAGTTATTTCTATGGTAGCTTTGTTAACTTCATCTGTAGCATAGTTGCCAAAGTCCAATATCATTCTTTCTGCGTCTGGCGCAAACTGAACGTCTTGAACTTCGTTGTTATTTTGCCGTCCCATTGAAATCGCCATAAGTTTGCTTAGATTGTCTATTAGGTGAAAAGCAGGCTTTGCTAGAAAATGATCAACGGATCGATAAGGAACGTCTCCGTTATATTCCATGATAAGAAATCTTGGAAGCAAACCAGTAGTAATCATATTTTCATCTAGACAGCTATAAAATGTTTCAGGTGTACTTTCTCCCAAAATAGTGAAGTTTGGAGCTAGCAATGACATTGTGTTCTTTGTACTATCAGAATAAGCCATTGGGTCTAGAACATTGCCCTTGCCGCTTTTGGTATAAAGTTGAAGAAATAGCGATTGCAGTCCCACCATGTGGGCACTTGCATTACTGCTAGACATTTCTTTAAGCTTTAGACCAAATTCGCTAATAAGCGAAACGATGCTAGGATGCTTTTCAAGCCATTTGATAAGTCCAGGCTTAGAAACAAGTTCACCTGGCCCAAGAAATTCGCCAGCCGATGGCATTCCAGGTTTAATGACGCTAATAAGCTTTGATATGCCGCTACTCATAGCCTCTTTGCCGGAACCTGAACCTGCTAGCATTAGAATATATTGGTTTAAGCCTGTACCCGAAACATTATAGCTTCTTCCAACAATGCCGCTCATTAGTCCTAAAGCGCCAGATAAGGCTACAATTGGTATCTTTCTAGGCGCAGCGTCATAAAGAAACTGCGCAATATCGCCGACTAGACCGGGAGGGAAAATCACTTTACCTCCGGTCAGGTCTTGCGCGTTGCCCTCATCAGACGCGGGCGAGACAGACGGCGACGTGGGCTTGCCCGGTTCCGCGTCGCCGTCACCTTTTAGGCCAACTGTAAAGTTGTCGCCGTTGATCTTGATTGCCTCAAAATTAAGTTCAGGCAGTTCTTTATCAAAAGCTTTATTAATCATAAAATTAAGATAACCGGCTCGCTGAGCTTTTTGACGTTTGCCAAGCTCGCTCAAATGAAACAGTCTAACTATTTGCGATCTAGCTTTTGTATAGAATTGAATAATATCAATCAAAGCAAAATCCGCTTCAGATTGACTAGGATATATTCCTTCCCATTGTCCATTAAATAGAGTGTTAAATAACTCGCCGTTAACAGCATTGCGAGCTTGTTCTAATATTTGTTCGTCTGTGTAAATTTCCGGCTTGTTATCAATAACATGAAGCTCAGGGTCAGTGCCGCCGCCCATCTGTTCCCACAGTTGGGTTAACAATTCTTGGCGTTCTTCAATTTGTTTATTATGATATACGTTACCCGTCATTGTCATATAACGAGCGCCAGAATATATTTCTACAAAGCGTCGCCGTCTTCCGTGAGGCACTGTGCCTTTTATAATAATATGCAAGCCTTGGCCGCTTGGGCTTATTTCAGAATAGCTATTAAATTCGCTGAATATCTTACGCTGTATTTCAAGCGCAATTTTATCATCATGCGTATCGTCAAGATCAATTAAAGCATATGGTGAATTTTGCAGCTGAAAGCCAATGCCTGCATAAGGTCTATTTGTTTTTAGGTTTTTCTCATATACAAAAACAGCCTCGCTAAAGCTAACCCAAGTTTCAGGGTCAGTTGGACTAGCAGCCTGTTCAGTAGCTGGATTAACTGGAAATTTAACCGGCTTGGGCCGATTAATGTCTATTATTTCTTTCCAGACTATCCAATTCCTAAAGGCCAACATTTCTTTAGGAATATTATCAAACAACTGTATGCTCTTTTAAAAGATAATTACGAACAGCTTGAACATATAAAATGCCAGGATTAGGCACTTTGCGTTCAGTAAATTGTTCAAGCCATCTTTTAGAAACGCCGGTTTCTTTAGCTATTTTAGCCAAAGTTATATGCCTTGGCCTGTTATCTAATAGCTTTAAAGCTTCATCTTTCCATTCGCTATTAGTTGGTTTAGAAACAGCTTTCATTTTGAAAAACCTTGCGAAATATGCAAGAGACATAGCGACGGAAAAAATGTGCGTCAAGCCCGCAATTTCCCTTGCCGTGCTTCGCGGAGTATGGTCTAGTCGCAATCGGCTGCTGCGTCCCGTGTCCCCCGACCGCAGCGCAGCGGCTAGCGAGCGAGTTTGCCGGCATCTTGGCAATCTCGCTCGCTCCCCTAAAGAGAGGTTCAAAATGTCAGACATAAACGCAGCCGAAATGTCGGCTGAACAAATTGAAGCGCGTGACGCACTGCTAACGAATTGGCTTAAAGCCAAGTCGGATTTTATGTCGGCGCAACAGCTTGAACGCGACCTTAGGTCTAAGGTTCAAGCTATGCTGTTTCCAAACCCTCGTCAAGGTGCGCAACGCTATCCGCTAGGGCGTGGTTATGGCGTTAAGCTTGTCCACGACTTGCAATATGATCTTGGCGATAAGGACGAAGCTAAGAGCGGCGGACGCAGCATCGAAAAGCAAGTTCAAGCTCTAGAAGATGCTATCTGCGCTCTTGGCAACGAAGGCCCGGCGTTAGCTGAAAGGCTAATCCGCTGGAAGCCCGAACTTAGCCCTAGCGAATATCGCAAGCTTGATTGCAGCCTTGAAATTCAAGCTAAAATCAAAGAGCTTATCGACGCGCTCCTTACAACTAAGCCCAAGTCGCCGCAAATTGACTTAGAAGAACCTAAGGCTAGCGGCAAATGACTAGTCAAGCTTGGCAAAAGGAAGTTGAATTGGCCAAAGAAAAAGGATGGCAATACGGCCAACCTCGCAGATCAAATTTATCTGAATGGTACAAAGTTGTTGACGGCAAACTTCATACCAACGGCGGAGAACTTTGGTATTTAGAAGTAGAAAAACCCTTATGGGGCAACTGAAAGGAAATTAAAAATGAAACCTGTTATTGTGCGTACTTATAGCGCCGGCGTCCATTTCGGCTACCTTGTTTCAAGGGAAGGCAAGGAAGTTGTTTTAGAACGCTCGCGCCGTATTTGGCGCTGGTTTGGAGCCTGGACGCTAAGCGAAATTGCGACTAGCGGCCTTGACGAAAGCCGCTCTAAAGTTTCCGCTCCAGTTAACATAACGCTAACAGAAGCAATTGAAATTATCGATTGCACTCCTGAAGCTGTTGCGAAAATTGAGGTTGCAAAGTGGCAAGAATAAAGGTTGGCTCTGGCTATGGCGATGGCTATGGCTCTGGCTATGGCGATGGCTCTGGCTCTGGCTCTGGCGATGGCTCTGGCTCTGGCTATGGCGAAGGTTAGAGAGTGTTTTCCAATAGAAAGGATAAACCCATGCCTATCCGGTTGTCACCCACAGATACCAGCGATAGTGTTTCCTTCATCGGGGCAGATATCCCATAGCAAATGGAGGACAAAACCATGCAAACGCGATTGAAGCGCCGTAAGCGCGGCTACATCGGCACAGTGGAAGCAGAGCTTCGCGGCATCTACCGCCACGCCCGCCTATACTCTGAGGACGGCGGTGACGTGACGCCCACCGATTTCGTCGAGGTCATGAACGCCGCTCGACGTGCTCTTGAAGCACTCGGCTGGGAAGTGAAGGTCTGAGCCATGCGGAAGCCATGCAAAGAAGACCTAGCGGTCATGGGTGACAACCGGATAGGCATGGATAAACCATGCACAAGTAACATTTAAAACGGCGCTTGTAGTTTTGTCGAAGCAAGTCAAACGCTTTCGATTAAGCTTTGAGAGCAAGCGCCGCATTAAATGCTACAAGGCGAAAATGTTATGAACAATATCGATAAAACTTTAGAAGCTGAAGCAGCTGAGGCTATCCGTAAAGGAATGGCTCTCGGCGCTCGCGGTTGTCATTGCGGGCCAGTTAGTCCAGCACATGCGCATCATCAGCTTGTGCATTTTGTTATGAGCTACAAAGAAAACGACTTTGAAATTTATGTTATAAAGAGAGCAAAATAATGTTTGGCATTATTACTTCAACAGGTGGTTTTGAAGTTGTTGAAATTTTAAACGAAAATTACGATGGCAACAATATAGTTCTAGTCAAATCAGAAACGCATAAATTTACTTGGCCAAAAGGCCAAATTATTGCTAGAAGTTTAGATAAAGAAATATTAGAAGCAAGGATTAAGCGAGCGCAAGAAGCGGAAAAGCTGATGCGACCTTTTTATCTTAGAGAAGTTGAGCAAGCTAATAAATTTTCTGATATGATGCGAAAAGAAGTTTATGCTATTGCAAAAGGAGAAAAATAATGGTAGAATTGGCAGAAAATATTGAAGCGCCTTTTGCTGCATGTCAATGCGGTTGGACAAGCTATGAACCACGGTTTCCTTTAAAATACCATGCTCTTACCCACAGATGTGGAATGGCTGAAAAGGAAGTTCGCAAACAAGAGCGCAACGCTCCAAAAGACCCGAGCTTTATCTGATGTTAGAGCTTGTCACAAACGGAATGTCAAACTATGGGCAACGGATTGTTATTGCTGGCGTTGAGAAAGTCGGTAAAACGACACTTGCTTGCAGCGCTGCGAATGCCTTGCTTGTACAGCTTGAAGCTGGCGCTGCTAGCATTCCTGTTCCTAAGCTTCCTATATTGGACACTTGGAGCAAAGTTGAGGCCCTATGTTTGGAGCTTATCGCAGGTGCTAAAAGCGGCAAAATTGCGAGAGGATCGAGCATTGTTTGGGACAGCGCAACAGCGCTAGAGCGGATAATTCATAGTGAAGTGCTTAACATTGATCCTGATAAAAATAAGGTCAAACCCAGCACTTTAAATATGGAAACGGCGCACGGTGGATATGGAAAAGCTTACGCTGTTGCCAATCAAATCTTTGAAAAATGGACGCGTTACCAAGACGAACTTAGCCAATACGGCGGTATTAACATCATTGTTACCTGCCATGTATTCGCAGCTAAAGTTTTCGACCCCGCTCACGGCGAATATGATACATGGGATTTGCTTTTGCATTCCCCTAAAAACCTAAGAAGCTACGGCAAGAGAGAGTTTATTACCCAATGGGCGGATATGGTTTGCTTTTTGCATGAACCTTTGTTTGTGCAAAAAGCTGAAAAAGGCACTACCTTAGTTAAAGGTATAGCTGCTAACCAAGGCCGAGTGCTTGCAGTTGATCGCACTCCCGGATGGGTCGCAGGTAATCGCTACAGGCTGAACGGCGTAATTCCAATTCCAGCCCCAGACCAATCCGGTTTAGCTAAAGAAGGCTGGAATAACATAGCTTGGTCGATTTACAACAACACCGGAATTGACCTTTTTAACAGGAGCTAAAATGAAAACTGCTGTAACAAAAGAAGATATAGTACAAGCCTTTAATGGCTTAGCTGACGCAATTGAACAAAACAATGACGCTAATGCAAAACCTAATCTGCTAATCATTGGCGTCGGCATTTTTAGAAGCAATTTTCGACATTCGCGATGCTTTGCAAAGTATTGCCGATAGCCAATCTGTCGTGGCAACTCCGCCAACTTCAACGGTTTTGCCAGAATATACTTTGAAGTAAAACGAAAGGAAAGACAATGGTTGCATACTCTTTTAACGCTCAGCAATATGAGCCGCGCTTTGGCGGCGGAGGAGGCTTGCCCGCAAATCCAGATGGCTCGCCTGCAAAATATAAGGTCATCGTCAGCGATAGTTCGCAAGAAACTACGCAAGACCAACAAGGCGGCTATATCCGTCTAGAATGCAAGGTTATTGAAGGCCCTTGCACTGGCCAAACCCAAGACATGCGGCTTAATGTTCATAACAAATCGCAAAAGGCTGTTGAAATTGCTAACAAGCAATTAGCAGCTGTTTGCGCTGTTGTTGGCAAGCCTTACTTTCAAGATACGGCGGAACTTTACAACATTCCATTTATCATCGAAGTTCGCAAGCAACGCAACAACCCGGAATATACCGAAATCGGAAATATCTTTGATCTTGCAGGTAACGAGCCTGGAAAGTCTAAGCCCGGTGCTACGCCTCAAGCTCAACCTCCGCAACAAGCTGCGCCTCCGCCACAGCAGGCTCCGCAAAGCGCTCCTGCGTGGCCTGGGCAGGCTCCGCAGCAGGCTCCGCAACAAGCCGCATGGCCGCAACAGCCTCAAGCCCAGCAGGCTCCGCAAAGCGCTCCTGCGTGGCCTGGGCAGGCTCCGCAGCAGGCTCCGCCTTGGGGTCAATGAACAAGTCGCTAGCGTAGCCTGAACCTCTCCGCTGGCGAAACTTGGGGGCTGGTCATATCACAGTTGGGGTTGTGGCCAGCCCTTATAGTTTTAAAAGGTAATCATGTATAACCTTGACGATCCTTTAGAGCGAAGCAAGTTTATATACAGCTTAAACGCTGATATAGAAGCTTATTGCTCTAGCCTTGACGGAGGCCATAGAAATCATCTTGGCGCTTCGATCATTGGTCATGATTGTCAAGCCTATTCATGGAATACATTTAGATGGCTTAAGCGGGAAAAGTTTAGCGGTAGAATGCAAAGGCTGTTCAATCGCGGCCATGAAGAAGAAGCTAGATTTATAAGATGGCTTAAAGGAGCGAGGTTTACTATACATGAAATTGATCCGCAAACTAATAAACAGTTCCGCATTTCAGGATGTAAGGGACACTTTGGCGGTAGCCTCGATAGTGTGGGCTATCGCGACGATTGCGGTTATTTGCTGGTTGAATTTAAGACCCATAATTCTAAGTCTTTTGCCGACTTGACGAAGCGCAAAATAATCTTAAGCAAGCCAAAGCATTACCGCCAAATGTGCAGTTATGGCAAAGCTTATAATTTAAAGCATGCTCTTTATTGTGCTGTTGAAAAAGATACAGACGAATTGCATTTTGAAGTTGTTCCTTTAGACTATAATCAAGCTGACGATCTATTTAGAAAAGCAGACGGCATAATCTTTAGGCAAAATCAACCACAAAAAATTGCACAAGTTGAAACTTATCACGAATGCAAATATTGTAATTTTAAAGGCATTTGCCACAAGGAAGAACCGCCAGAAGTCAATTGCCGCAGCTGCATAAATGCCTTTCCTGTTGATAACGGCGAAT